CGATACGAAGATTTAAGCTGCATAAACGGTACAAAGGAAGATGATCCTAATACTACAATCTGATGGAAAGACTTATGGTTAAGCTTTAGAATATTCTGTTCTAAATACTTCTGATAGTCACGAGTGGTTGAGCTCTGATTAATCATATGGCCATTCTGCCATATCTCAAAGATACCTGGCTTAATACCACGTTTAATCTCAAACTTATGATTACCGATATCGAACTTAACCGTAACCTCACAGTTCTTCATATTAATAGAGTTAAGCAATGCTGGCTTATTAATATCACGATGTGGTTTACCAAACAATGCAAAAGAAATTGCATCTAAGATAGTAGACTTACCTGCACCATTTGCACCGACAATAAGAGTCGTAGGACTACGGTCCAATTGAATTAGTGTAGGTGTATCACCAGTTGATAGAAAATTGCGGTATTCTATAGACTTAAACGTTATCATGTAATTTCCATATTTGAAGCTTCGGTATATAAAGTTTTTATAATACCTTTAATACGATCTTTATTCAATTCAGTATCAACCGCATCAACATAATCATTGAGTAGGGTAGAAGTATCTTCAACAGATACACTTTCATCATCGACATTTTCACCCATGAATTCATCGAATGTTTCTGCAATCTTTAACTCATGTGGATTATATGAATTAACTTCGTCTACAAACTTATCGAATAGGTATGCATCACTCTTCTCAGAGACGATGATTTTAACGAATTTATCAGTGATAACACTAAGGTCTGCATCACATCCGTTATTCCACTCTAGCTTATGGAACATTCTATGTGGATTCAATACAGGAGTAAGTTCAAGAGTTTCGGTGTCTAATATGTGGAAGTACTTAGGATCATCTGCGTCATTCCAATAGAATTCCATCTGAGAACCTAGGTAATGAATATTATCCGTAGATGATTTAGTATGATAATGACCAGATAACACGGTATCGAAATGGCTGAATAGATTAGCATTCATACCAGTGTGACTCTTTACACCTCTCATCATCTCAAAGTTATTCAATTCTAGATGAGCACCAATGACTTTAGCCTTACATGACTTAATCCATTTAGTATATTCAACATAGTTTTGACTGTTAATCCATGGAACAAGTGCCATACGCAAAGAACCATATTTCATCACAGTCGGTTTCATAACGATATTAACATTATTAATGTAATACCCTAAGAGTTCCTTCAATGAATTTAGTTCGTTTGTGTTCTTATAATAGACGTCATGGTTGCCAGGAATAATATCCATCATCATGCCATTCTTCTTTAATGGATCAAGGAAGATTTCTCTATTATGGTTTAACGCTTTGAAATTAACAAACTTGCGATGATCGTAATAATCACCAAGGTGTAATACCTGTTTGATATTGTGTTTGATACAGTAAGGGAAGAAAACGTCCGAATAGAACGTTTCTTGGTATTTAAGAAACACATCTGAGGAGTTGCGAATTCCACAGTGTGTATCATTAAGGATTGCTATCTTCAACTTATAACCTCATCAATATAGTATGTACCATTATAACATAGTACAGTCAATTTGTACACAACTATTTACGCATAAACGGCTTCTTTTTTCAAAGGATTAGCTGGATCTACGTTTAAGTACTTTCCCCATTCTGCATAGAAGTGACGCATACCAACTTCGTCGTGAATAGTATTATTTTCATGTCTGCCGTGCAGTATATTCCTTCGTTCAGTACCAGGAGCCATTGCTACACCTTGACCTGTAACTGCTAATAAGTCTTCGTGCAAGTTACGTCCGAATGGTCCCCATATAGTATTATGATGATCTATACGCTTCTTGCGATCTTCAGCAGAATCACTTAATAGGCCATATCCACGGAACTCAATTAATACGCTATCTGGTCCTAATGGTGTAATACTATCTGTGCGGTATGCAGAGCCTCGAAGATTAAAGTTATATCCTGGAAACAAGTCTACCATATACCATTGATTAGGAGGAACGCCAGGAAAACTTAATGCGCCACGATCTCCTGCACCTTCAAACTTATCATACTGTACTTCAAAGCTACCTACGTTTACATGTCCGTTATCAAATCCTGTACAAGGACGGGCAAAGTAATCATCGTTAAAGCCAGTAATGCGATTGAAGTAATGCAAATAGTCATGGTAAAACTCACTATTAGTATCATGCCATAGCTTATAGTTTGTTGGAATAATTGCTTTATGATAGTGAAATACCTCTAGTTCTTCTGTGTCAATTGCTGTAGCAATACAGTCGAAAGATCCGTCTGTCCATTGCTCTACGTCCATAGTTGGGTTTGTGTTTAGTGTTGTCCACACCATACCGCCGTACTTTACTTCTGAATGAAGTTCCCTACTAGTTTTAATGACTTCTTCTAAATGTGTATGACCATGTGAAATATTACCAGATACACCGGTAATTCCAGGATTAATATAACATCCAATGCGCTCACCCAGATTTATGATAATAATATTTTTAAACGCAATTTGTGATGTTCTGTAGTCACCCTTATTCTTTATCTCACTCTTATGAATGATAGGGATCCAAACTTTAGCAAATATCTCTTTAATTTCTGCTTCGTAAATTTCCTGACTACTATAACATTCGCTACTAATATGCTCAACTGATGGTTCTGATAACCAATCTTTATGACTGCGTGATGCCATGGTCTTCTCCAACGTTTATTCGTTTAATTCTTTTTCCATAAACTTGCCAAGATTCTTCTCCTGTGACAATATTTTATGCTTAACATGCAACTGTTCAGGCTCTTTACTATTAGTCTCTTTCTCTCTAATTTTATCGTAATTAGTCCTGAGCTCTTCAATAAATGCTGTATCATAATCACCATTATTGTCCGCAGTCACAAACTCATCAAATCCTGACATTTCGATGTATTTGAATTTAATGTCATGCTGACGTTTTTCTTTAGCAATCCGACGTAAGAATGCAAACCAAGAGATTTGTGTAAAGTATGCAAAGGCATTAGGCTTACCTGTTCTGGTAGCAGCTTCAATATTATAATTTTTAATTGCCTTTAGACAGTTTTCAACTGCATCCATAACCATCTCATCTCTATAGGAGTACCTAATGAAATTAGATTTATGAGATAGTCCCTCTGAAATCTTCATAAAGCAAGACGCAATATAATCAGTTACCTTAGGAAAATCTTCTTCTGCAGCTTCGGCATCATTAACGGTTTTAACGTAGGCCACAACAGCTTCTGAGAATTCCCTATTGTTAACGTAATGTTCTCTCTCTTTAGGTTTCATAATTTAATCTCTTTATTAATTATATAATATATTATATCACGTTTAACCTCATTTGTACAATTCATGAAATGAATAGCGGCTATACGCATATAGTAGTGTACAGATCCCTCTAACTGTGATATAATAAGACTGTAGTCTGCTGAGGGGTAGAATACAATATTGGTGGTACTTTAAAAGCTAAAGCTTTACTTCGTATATTTGATATTTGAACTTCTCTTTAGAATACATTTTAACTCTCTCTGCACCATGGTTAAGTGTATAGTTCTTTCTAGATTTAAAGTGCAAATCATCAGTTACGTCGAATAAAAAGGTATCTGTGCCGTCATCTGACTTACGCAGTCCACGTCCAACACTCTGTAATACTCTTATTTGACTCTTACTTGGAGAAGCAAATATAATATTATGGATGTTACGTATATTTATACCTGTAGAAAATACACCATATGAAGCAACAATAATAGCATTCTTTTGTTTCTCGGTTACTTCTCTTATGGCCTCACGGTCATCCACACCAGTAGCACCGGATACAAAGAATATCATTCTCTTCTCATGCGCTGCTTGTTCTATTAATTTATGTAATGGCTTACCATGCTTATCCACATATTGAAATAGAACTAATGTATTACCATCCTGATCTATCGCAAGATTCTTAATAAAGTTATTACGCTTCTCATGTCTAACAATATAATCCATCTCTTCGGCATAAGTCTTCTTACCAAATGATTTACACTCAGCTTCTCCATACTTCATGATAAGCATTTGAATGTCAAGCTTAGCTATATCATCGTTATCCATCAAGCTTTTAGTAGTGGTAACTTGCTTAATAGGTCCAAATAAACCTTGAAGCGTCAACGCATTTGTTTCCATGCCATCTAATGTACCCGTTGTGCCAATACGATACTCAGCATTATAGAGTTTAGTCATGATTGCAGTAAGTGATTTAGCTTTAAATTGATGTGCCTCATCTCCAATAACCATACCAAAGTCTTCAAACCATCCTGCACGTAACTTATATATTGACTGCCAAGTTGTTATTACGACTCTTTCAGAAAACTTCTCTTTCTCTTTGCCTGAATATATCTTATGTGAAGGATAATATTCACCATTATAATCAGAGAAATCAGACGCTAATTGTTCTACCAAAGATGTTGTAGGTACAATAATTAATATGTTCTTATCACGGTTATCTATGTACCAACGCAATAATTTGTATATTATTAACGATTTACCTGATGCTGTAGGTGATAGTAACAGCGCCTTCTTTCTTTCCAATGCGTGCTGGAATGCAGCGATCTGATAATCTCTTGCCACAATTTGATTCACACCAGCCCTTAGGTTTAAGCTCTGTGCGTATTCGATACACTCATCAACAGGTATATTCTCATATGAATCAGGTCGACCATAATAATCCGAATCAATACATTCAACAGTGTAACTACGAGCAGCTGCAAATTCTAGAACATACTCATATAGACCTGCATACAACTCTCTTGTTCTAGAGTTAAATAAACGGATCTTGCCATCCCACATTTTATTCTTATATGCTGGAGTGAATTTATAGTTAGGCACAAAGAATGTAAAATGATCTACCAATTCATTGGCAATACTATAATCACATTCTATGTTAATGTATACGTAATTCTTATTATTAATAACTATGTCTGATGTCATATTAGGCTCCGCTAACGAATTGTCTCCATTTGATCATATTGCCAATATTCTGGTGTCTCCATTGAATATTACTCATGATCTCCTTTAATGTATCTACTAATGCTTTGCGATATTCTATTTGCATAGTAACTTTTTGAATATCTTCATCGGCATTATAATAGTAATCCATATCTCCCTTCAGTACTTTCATACCATGGAACGGATCATATTCCCAACCTTCGGCTTCAATTTGTGCGGCGGTCATTTTGCCGTTGTAGTATAGCCACTTCAACTTGAGTAAAGATTGTAGGGATTGCTCTTTGCTTTTTAAATGCAGCTTAGCTGTCATGTACTTGGACAAGTACTTTGAGTGCAGCTTAGCGGAATCACGAGACGCATCATCTAATGCCATCTCGTTAATTTCTGAGTCTGTTGTCCATTCACTTAAAACATCATCTAAATTCATTATATAATTTTCTCTAATTTATTCGAAAAGGAACTCTGAGTATCTAAAAGAAACATCAAAGGTTAGGTATTCTTCTGACTGTGAAGTGAATGCTAACTGAGCAATGTTTGTAGGAAATGCATCCTTATACCTTATAGTCTTCACTACATTACTATGTGACGAAAGCACCTGCAAGGATATATCCTCTGTTACCGATTTTTGTGATTGCACCACACTTTTCAGCCACTCGACCATTTCAATATATGAAGTCATATTTTCGTCGATTATAATTGATACTGTTAATGTGCCATAACTTACCGTATCACCTGGTATAAAACTGTTAAGACCTGGAATGTTTAATGTGCCTTCACCAACGAATACATCCGGATGATTCACCGCAGTGCAAAAATACTCTGTGTTGGCATATCGTGTACTATCTATAACTAGCTTAAATCCTATTGGATTTAAATAGTTTTTATTCGTCGTTAGTGTTGCCATATTACGTTCTCCTATACCACTATTTATACGCATAAAAAAAGGGAGCCTTTCGACTCCCTTAAAAATGCTAAATTATAATTATTATTATTATATTAGCACTGTTTGAACTAAATGATTACAGGTTACTTACCAAAGAAGTTCTGTAATAAGTATTCAAGTTAGCAGTTAAGCTAGTGAATGGGTTAGCAACCATTCCGTAACGTGACTTGAATCCAATCTTAGGTTGGAATGTAGCCGCGTCTGATGCACGCATCATGGTCAATGGAACGTATGGGCAGTAGAAGATACCAGCGTCATAAGCGTTTGAACCCTTATAACCAACAGTGATATAGTCTGCAGCAGCATATGGATCAACATAAACCTTCATCTTACCACCGATAACACCAGCAAATGTATTGCCAGCAGCATCAACGTTTAGATTAGCTTGCAAAGCAGGAGTGTAATCCAAAGTACCAGCAGCTGCTAAAGAAGAAGCAACGTCAGCTGAACAGATTAGGAAGTTACCCTTACCACGACGAGTTGCGATTGCAATGCCGTTAGCTTCACGCTCGATGATGTGATGTAAAGCCTTGAAACGCTCAACATTCCAACGACCATCTAGGTCACCAGAAGTTGCAGTAGCATCGATAGTACGAACGGTAGCAGCCAAAGTACCAATGGTACCAGGAGTTGCAGCAACGTTAATAGTATTGATCATCTCACGGTTCATTTCAGCAAGAATTTCTGTGCTCAAGATGTTAGCAAGTTCAGATTCAGCAGATAGGCCGTGAACAGCTTTAAGGTCTTGTGCAAGTTCCATTGAGTAAGAAGCGGCCAAAGCACGTGTCTTAGCAGTTACGGCAGTCTTGTCGATTGAGAACGCCATTTCAGCAGGAGTAATAGCTTCACCAGCTGCAGTAGACATACCAACACCAGCAGGATCAGAACCAGTACCAGAGAAATCGGTATCAGCAGCTGCAAGGCCAAGAGCCTCAGCACCAGCTTGGTTAGTGTAGTGTGACTTCATTGCGAAGATCAAACCAGTAGGACCAGTCATTGGCTGAACGCCAGCAACATCAAATGCCATTAGGTTAGGCATTGCACGACGAACTAAAGAGATCAATACGGGATCAAAGTTGTCAACACCAGCCGCGAGGGTAGTAGCTTCGTTTACGCCACCGAAAGAAGTAGCAGAACGCTCTTCAGCCAATGCCTTTTCTTGGTTTTCTAAGATTTGTGCAGTAACTGCACGCTTGTGGCTATCGCCAATTTTACCAGCTTCTTCGCTGTTTAGGACAGGTGCCCATTTTTCTTGTAAAGTAGTCATTGAATATTCCTCTAGACTGTGTCTTATTGTGATTGTTTCATTGCATTAACATAACGCTGCATTGATACAGAGATTTCGACTTCTTCAGTCTCATCAATAATATCTTCTACACTGTCTGTCATAACTTCAAGCTTAGCTTCTTTGAAATAGGCTTCTTTAATAGTAGAAACTTTCTCAGCAAATTGCTCAACCGAATCAAAATCGATGTCCTTAGTCAGGTCACGAAGTTTTTCTGTATCGTTAATTGTAAGGCCTTCAGAGATATCGGTGAACTTTGCAGCACGTTCCAATTCCACATTAGCTTTCTTAAGTTCAATTGACTTGTCGATAGCTTCAGAAAGCTGCTCTTCAAGGTCATCTGCCTTATTAACGATCTCATCAAACATATCTTCTTTGCCAGCTGGCACTTCAATATAATGTTCTTTGAATGTAGTCTGGAGAGCTGACATAAAGTTTTCTGCGATTTCAGTACGAATACCTTGTTCAACAGCCAACTTGTTATCTTCCATCCAATTTTCAACGACATACGTTAGGTAGTCATTAATCTTGCTAGTTAGATCTTCACGGATAGTAGAAGTCTCTTCGGCTAATTTCTCGCCATATGACTCTTCTAAACGATCGATTTCGCTAGACATTTTTGATTTAATTGCAGCTTCGAAAATGATTTGTGCTTTACCTTTAAAACCTTCAGATAACGTAGCTTCTTCGGCAGTTAGTGCATCTAAATCTTCAGCAAAATCAAATTCTGCTACCGACTCTTCAGTACTATCTTCAGCCAAAGTTTCCTCGTCTACTTCAACGTCTTCAACTAGCTCTTCATCATTTTGGAGTTCTGCACTCGTAATGTCTTCGATCTGATCTTCTAGTACTAGATCTTCTTTTGACATAGTAATACTCCTATATTGTTAAAGTTTAGAGAGGAAGTCTTTAAAAGCTTTCATCTGAACATTGCCGGATCTTAGATCCGATGTAGATGCTTGCTTAACTTCAGTCTCGATTTTCTCAACTTCCTGAACCAATACTCCATTGTTCCAACACCAATCAGCGCCTTCCATGATTCCGTTAACAAACGCATCATGTGCTGATGGATCTTGAACAATGTCGACAGTGTTGAGGATATAATCCTCTGCGACATAATTATGTCCACCTTTTGATACAAGACTACCCATACCACGACTTGAGACACCCAATTTAACACCACCTTCGACAAGACCTTTTACGATCTGGCCCATAGGAGTATTAAGTATAAGTGCTTTTCCTATACAATCATTTCCTTCCCATTGGAGATTTGTGATTCTATGTGAAACTTTATCCAGGTTAACCGTTGGACCTTCAGGATGATTTAACTCACCAACAGCACGACCTGTGATTACTTGCTCGTTGACATAACGTTCAACAGCAGGTAATAAAATTCGTCTTTCGTATATTCTGCCATTCCGATTTTTCTTCTCGGCTTGCATAAATATACCTTCTATATATACTTTCTTTTCTCCATCAACTTCTTCAGTCATAGAGGTTAGATTATTTTCTGTATATTCGGTAATTAACTTCATAGTATTAATCACCCATTAAATTAGAAAGTTCTTTTGCTGCTTTAACCGCAGCTTTTTCTGATGTATAAGTGTCTAACTTATCACCATCAAGGTATGCAGTAAACACATTACCTTTCTTAGTAACGTGAGCATCAATAGTATTTGGCTTTTTGCCTACATCAAAAGAAGTAATAAGCGTCTCGCCTTTAGGAGTCTTGAAGCTCTTCTTCAGTTCCTGCAGACTCATCTTCAAAGTCTTGAATGTTTTCATCTTCGATATCTTCCTTATCTGTACCATACATGTTTGTAGCTATATCTATACGTTTTGCATCTATAGCATTAGTAAGCTTACCGCCAATAATATCAGTAAAAATTTCTTTTGAATCACCTTTTCTGTCAGAAGAAATAGCGTCAATCAATTTATCAATGTCTGTCATGTTCATAACCTTTAGTATATTTATATAATTTTCAGTTTTAAGCTTATAACGTTTTGTTATTAGTCTTCATCATCCATATCATCATCTGGATCATCAATATCGCCAGAATCTATTTCTTTGGCAATCTGAGCATCGATATCCTTAATCTCATCTTCAGTCTGCATTAGAATGTTTTTACGAACCCACTCTCGTGAGTAATATGTTCCAATATGCTCTTCCATAATACCAAGGGTTTCAACTCTCTCACGTAGTATTTCAGCATCTTTTAATTCAGCAAAGTGAACGTTAGATTGGAATATGATATTAATATCGTCTTTAATATTTTCCCAGTCATCAGATGAAATAACCTTCTTTAATAAAAGCTGTGTACGTAACATACCCAAGAATATTTCTGAGAACTTGCTTCTTAGCTTACTAATAAACTTAGAGAACTTAACCTCATCACGGGTAATCTCAGTAGATCTACCTACAGAGAACGTAGACTCTTGATCTAACCTTGAGACAGGTACGTTTAGAGATTTATATAACTTCTTTTGGAAGTATACAATATCATCAATCTCGCCTAGACTCTGACCGCCTGGCAATGAAGTAATCTCTGTACCACGACCGCCTTCACGACGAGGTAACCAAAAGTCTTCAAGTGCAGACATATGTTTCTTTGAATCTTTTACTTCACCTGTAGAAGCATCATATACCATCTTGTTACGGTATTTGTCCATGATACCTTTTAGGTATGCTTCGGCCTTAGTCTTAGGTAAGTTACCGACATCAATATAGAAGATTCGCCTTTCAGGTGCTCTCGCAACTCTGTATATGACTAATGAATCTTCCATTAGTTTTAACTGGTTAGCAGGTTTAAGTGCTTTATGCATGTATGAGATCACACGCTTTCTTTCTGGGTCCATCAAGCCTGACGTAACATGGGATATAGAGTCTGGATGGATTTTAATTGCCTCAGACTTGTTTGCCATATTAGTTGATTGATACAAGTAGTATTCTTTAATACTCTTAATAATATCAGCAGTCTGACCTTGGATCTTATCCTTTTCAATCTCTTTAACCTTACGAATTAACGTAGGATCAATGTATCGTATTTCTTGAATGCCTAAGTTAGGACGTTTTTGATCTATAATAATATGATGATAAACGCGTCCGTCAATATACCACTTCCTGAACAAATCGTGTCCACGTGTCTTAATCTTAGTAAGTTTGATTATAGTATCAAATTCGGTTCTAATCGTTTCTTTAACAGCATCAGAGGTTTCAATATCACCTACGTCAACTGATAACGGAGAATTGTTGTCATCTGTAATAATAGCTTCATTAATAATATCTTCTACCGCTGCATCACATTCAGTAATACCTGCCATATTACGATACTTTAAAATAAGATCGTTATTATTCTTTGAGTCATTACCATCTAGATCAATATACTGTCCGTAATGGCCACCACCAGATATACTTGTAGAACCCGCGTCATCTTCGGGAGCGACAAACGAAGTAGGAAGATTATTCTTCTTGTCAGTTTTTCTGGATAGTTCAAATCCAAATAATTCAGCCATGTTAGCACCTATGTAAAATTAGGGCACAACGTGTGCCCCTTATATCAGTATTTATACTAAGTAGTAATACCCGCTGCTTCCCAATAAGAAAGCTGCAATTCAACTGTGAATTCTTCAATTGTATCAGTCGAGTCATATGATAACTCAATGGCTGATAAGTTAGTAGGCCATACGTCACGGAAATCGTAACGCTTAACTACTTCACCAGCTTTATCTAATTGCTCAATTGCCATATCACATATATATTCATTTGGATTAGAAGCACCACCACCATCTGTGTGATGGTTGATACTGTTCATCCACTTTTCAAATGCATTACGTACTGCCATGTCAGTATCATTTATAATGGTCAAACCCCAAGGTTCGAACGTACGATCCCCGGCAATTTGAAGTTGTCTTCCACGGAAAGGAATTGTGATAGGAGCAATTACCGATGAGGGTAACTGTGCTGCCTTACACATAAATGATGCTTTGGAAGAATCTCCTGCATCAATTCCTGCTGGGAAGTTAAGAGTAGCGCGGAACAAGTTTGGACGAGCACCACCACCACTTAATTTAGCTTTAAAATCATCTACACTAAGAGCTGCCATTTTATATCTCCTTATCCTGCAATTTCACTGAACGCAACACCAGTTCTGGTAACTGTGAAGTTCAATGTAATAAAGTTAATAGAACGAGACGGCTTAACGTAAATATCAGCAATAAATTGGTTTGTATCAACTATTGTACCAGTATTATTAGTACCGTCACATACTACCTTAAAGTCTGTAACACCTCGACGACCTTTAACATCACGTAAGAAAGGCTCAATCATATTCTTAAACTGCGCACGAGTGAATTCATCGTTGAATTCAAATATTTGTGCTTGAGCAGCAAGATTGATTGCTTTCTGTAAAGTGATAAAGAGTCTACGTACGTTAATACGATCAAAGGAGCTTGGTGCACCTGCGTTAGTCTTATCACCAAATAGCATGGTACCTTGTCCAGGCATTGCAACTATTGGGTTAACTCCAGCCTTGTATAGACTGTCTCTTTCTGTCTGTGAAGGATTCCAAAGCAACTTTGTAACACCGCGGATTTGTCCACGCGCTACACCAGCTGGTGAAAACCAGGGATCAGCAACCTCATCAGTAGCAGCCATACAACCAGCAACTGCGGCTGAAGCACCGATATTAATGAATACGTCATTATATTTATCATACACTTTAAGAGCTGTAGAATCTAGCACAGCGTATGTAGATTTAGTTATAGGGGTTCCAGCACCCGTCGTGTTTGTCGCCCAATCAAGCACTGCTATAGCAGGTGTTGCTGATGTGCTATCACTAATTTCTGGAGATATACATGCAATACAGTCTCTACGACCATCAGCAATAGCGACTAACATATTACCTACGGTTTGAGTAACCGCACCGCCAATAAGGAAATCAATTTCGACCGATGCACTATCGCTAAACTTTTGATATGCAGTAGTAATATTGCCAGCGGTTGGAGCGCTATCATCAACACCGCCAGTAAAGTCTACAGTAATAGCTGCAGTGTGGGTGTCCATTGCACCGCTAACGGCACTTGATGCACTACCTACTTGTGTAAGTTCAGTTGAATTGTGACCAGCCCACCAAACCCAGCGAGATTGGTTATTAATTACATTTTTGTAGAATACAGTTTCACCTGTGCCGCCCTTAGCATCAGATAACTGAGACACATGTGGAAATCTTTCAATAACACTTCCAGCTGTACCTGTTATAGCACCACTTGAATCAACAAGTGCAATGTGCATCTCGTCTCCAGTGATTGAACGTGCATTTGCAAACGCTGATGTTCCTGGAGCGAAATCGAATCCTGCTTTATATGACCATGTAGCAAATGCCGAGCCGGCAGGACATACTGAAACCTTGATAGCATTACCTATTGCTCCAGGGTATTTTGCAATAAATGTTGCACCAGTTGGAAATGATGACAAAAGATCATGTGCTGCTTTATTTTGAATAGAGATGTTAGTGGCAGAACCATTATCTGCGTTCTTTTGAGCTGCTCCTTCTGTACGCACTACTCTAAGAGATTGAGCATATAAAAGAAATATAGATGCGCTCGTGAATGTTGAATTAGTTAATAGATCCGGAGATCCAAATGATGCAACAAGTTCTGTTTCAGAACCTACTGTTACGATGTCGTTGACAGGACCCCAGTTAAAAGCACCAGCAATTGCGCCGGTTGACGTTGACACGCCGGGTACTGAATTAGAAGCATCGATTTCTTTTGACTGTACGCCAGGGGAAACTAAAAATGCCATGATCTTTCCTCATTATTTATTTTATATGGTTTCATTATATGGTTCATTATATGAATTAACTCAATCTTGATACTATTTATACTTAAACCATATTCACCTATGTTATTCTAAATTCCACAATGTCCCGCCAAGCATTTCTTGTGTTGGCTCATCATCGCGGTTACTAGGTATCACACCAAATGGCACTAAATCATTCTCTATTTCTAATGATCTTTCTGCATACAACATGTTCTTTATATCGATATTAGTCATTTCTTGGAAGAATGGTGTGGATGTGTACCAACCAAACATAACTAAATTCATTACAAGATCGTCGTGCATTCCAGGTAATGCTTCGTATGAAGCTCCTCTTGCAGAAAATGCTGATAGCTCACGTATAGTTTCAGCGTCATTAATAACAATTTTACCCTGCTCTATTAAATCTTTCATATTAGAGCAACCGATTCTTTTGACCTTCTTGGTCATTGTGACACCTACACCACCAGCTTTAACAGCGCTTTCTACGTGTACATTCTCATATTCTAAATCGTAATATAATCCATTACATACAACGTCACCAGACGCGTTATTTTCAATGACAACATATGCATCGTTAAATGTCTTTCCGTATTTATATATAATATCCGGAAATAGTAGAGGTGACATCATATTATTTCTATATGTTGCCACTTGAATGAATGGCTCTACGCTAATATCTATAACGTTAAAAGTAGAGTAATCCTGACCTCTTCCCTTTGCTACGTCGACAAACATTAAATAATTGTGGTCTTCTATTGGTTTCTTATAGAGATTAACACCATTCTGAGTATATAATGGTTCAATTGACACAAGGCTCATTAACTTATTTGCATCAATTAGAGTATTACCAGACGATATGACTTGGTTACCAAACTCTTGATCGAACTGCATTTGTGAAGTGTTTGCTATAGTCTCAGCCTTCCATGCTTCATCACGTCCAGGAACGTCCCACCAATCTACTTGGAATGGTTTAAAATTATTTGTACTCTGTACTGCACCTTCCCATAATTTATGGAATACATTAGCTACACCATTTCGTGTCGATGTAATAATAACCTTAGTGTTCTTACCGGATGAAATTACAGGGTATGTAGAGGTATAAAATTCAGCGTCATTCTCCACAAATGCAAACTCATCTAAGAATAATAAGTTAATAGACATACCACGAATAGATGAACCTGATGTAGCAGATGCAATAATACGAGAGTTATTACTAAATTCAATAGAACCTTTGTTGAGTGCCTTACAACCAGGTTGAAGAAAGAATGGAAGATTTTCTAACATAAGAGTGATACGAGATAACATTTCTCGTGAAGTAGCACCTTTGTTAGCAAGAATAGCTATCGTTTGTTCTGAATGGAATACTGCATACCATAATATATACGCAACGGATGATATACTTTTTCCAGACTGTCTACACGCAAGTACAATAGAGAATCTATTATCATTAAAATGATTAAACATTTTCTCTTGATAATCGTACAACTGGAATGGAACTAAACCTTCATCCAGGTTTATTACTTTAAGATATGTCACAGCAAAGTATACCGGATCACGCATACACTTCTGGTATTCAAATATAGTCTCTTTATCCCATCCTTGAGAAACCCCATCACGCTTAATTAGTGGGTTACCTAGATAAGTTTCAATCCTTTGAGTCATCTACAACCTCTTTTTCAGTAGGCTCTGATGATAATAACCTTTGAAGTTCAGTAGTAGATCCTACAAATAGATTATTATTCACAGTACCACTACCTATAGCAGCGATACTTTTATTATCTTGAAGATCCTTCTTGACCTTCTGCAGCGTGATTATCTTCTCGTTAACGTCAGCCACGTCTTTGATAAGTCTTCCAAGAACTTCGAACGATCTTGGGTTATCAGATTCAGTTGCCAGTTCAAGCATAGCCTCAATTGCTTCAGATCCTCTATCCACTAACTCATAATACTTAGCCCGAGAATAATTATAATCTGCATCAACATCAAGACTGTTCTTATCAGTCGTCACCTTCGAAGAAATTATAGGTTTCTGTGTATCCATAAACATCATTAACTCCTGCATCAACTGGATTTGTTGTAGTATTTACTCGTTCCAGATATAGGTCTGAACCAGTTCTATTAATATCTGTTTTAGTAGTACGTATCGTAGCTTGTTCACCATCGACAGGGCCATAGAAGTTGGTTTTAATATCAAAGTCAAGTGTATAAATTATAACACGTCTCTGAGTAAAATCACCCTCATACTCATCAGACATATTAACACCAGTTAAAGTAATAGGCATATCAGTTTTGATTGCCTCACTTCCAGGAATATTTTTAATAGTCACTGTATAAGATGGTTGGAAGTATGGAATGATTTGCTCAATAATCTGAAGTCCATCATCCTGAGTCTTCGCCATTATATTTAACTGCATACCAATGGTATACGGAGCAGCAACATACACACCAATTTTCTTATTAAGCGTGGTTGATGCTACTGAAAACTTTGTTGTTTTCGCTAACTGTCGAGCCGGATCATATGCCATTGAAGTAATTTCAAAGCTCATGCGTGGTAACTTAATACCCATTGAAGTATCATTTAACTTAGGAGATTCTTCTAATCTAGCTAAGAACTTCTGACGAGGTCCATAGGCAAGAGGTACCTTCATTTGATCTTTAGTAGCACCTGCAGAATCTTTTCGAATAACAAATATATCATTAAATATAGTACCAAATACCGATACAGTTCTTCGAATTGTTTGATGATAAAAGTGTCCATTAGTAAGCATTATATCTCTCCGAATGGATTAGTTTCATTAAAGTCCAATATATCAGTACGAAGAGTGTCAAACGTATCATTCTTATTGAATGGATCACCTTGGTCTTCAGATACAGAAACTACATTCCATGAAGCTGCAGATGCCATTCCAACAACAGGAAGAGCTAATGCAAATTCGGTGTATTTATTAGTTGATGCTCTAACATGACTGAGATACAAGTATCTATTAGCAGGTAATGTTCCTGCTGTAACTTGAGCAACTTCAGCGGTTATGACCGTACCAGTACCTAATGTCTGTGTTACCGTCTCTTGTACTGTAAACGATGTACCGTTACTACCATCTATTAACAACTTATAAGCGAATGCAAAGTCGTCATCTAGCTTGTCAATCTCGGCGTAACCAGTTTTAAGATTCTCGCCAGCATATTCAAACTTCTCAATTTGTAGCTTATATGTAGGCCACTGAGCTAATTGATAAAAAGGCTGTTCGTGTTCAACGTGTGCGATTTCAAAAAGACTATTCGATAATGGAAGATATATTAAATCACCTTCACTAGGTCTATCGTTATTGATAAAGTTATTAGAATAACTGGTTAGCTTTTCCCAACGTAACTTTGATACTATCAATGTAGCTTGGTCTCTAATCTCAACGCCGAATTTAGAGAATAGATCTCCTTCGCCGCCAAAACCTTCTGCGTTATCAAGATACATTTCTATGTTATAACCATCAGCAAAGTCTGCTGCAATGGATTCACCCATTAGATTATCGTAATTGGCAATAGTACGAGGAATGTATATAACGTCCTGCCCGTATATTTGTAAAGCTTCTACAATAAGGTCTTCATAGAGCATCTGCTCAGATACAACCTTATTATTAAAATAAGTATTAGTTGCCATTATGTTATCCTACCATGAAATCAATTGGCTCTTCAAAGTTGAGCTGCATTGTCTCTTGAATCCTAAGAATTTCTTCACCAGCATCATCGAATATCTTTTGGCCATTCATCGTGACACCACCTGGTAACTGCATTCCCTCAAATTTAATTAAGTTTGCGCCCCATTGCTGTTTGATCAATGCTGTTGCATATTGCTTTAAGAATCGATCATTGTATATATCAGTATTTGTATCAGGGTCAACAATCACGTAACATTCGGCTACAATAAAATCGTTAGTTTTAACCTCAGTTCCCCAATCAACATCAATGTGTAACTTATTTGTATGTCGATTATAGCGAATAGATTCAGATGATCCAAGACGATGTTGCAATAATGAAACTTGAGTCTGTGACATTTCATATTCAGCAATAGAACCACCATAACGAAGATCATTAACAGTACCTAACATAAACTGCCAGTTGTCTGATGTCCACTGTGAACTACCGTAACCAAGAGGCAGGACTTTAGTAATAGACGTGACTGAGTCAGATATAGTTATATATTCATTAGTGATATCGGTAGACGTTAATTGGTATTTTAGATAAGTTTTTTCAATCGCATCAGAATGAAACTCTTGATAGAACTGTAACGCTTCATCAATCCTATCGGATATTTGATCTTCGTCAACGTTGATTTCTAGAACAGGTGCACCCAATCTTCTTAGGCAGAATTCTATAAGCGTCGATCTCGATGTTGGAATTGCCATACGTGGATGCTCTTATTAATTTAGTATACACATATTTATACGATCCACACTCTATACGAATTAGGTACGTATTCTTCAGTGTATTGCTGAATACCGTAGGCCTTTATCTTACTTAAATAAAGGCCATCCGGTACAGCATTTTCTTTTATTCTTATGTCAGATGAATACACGTCGACATTAGGATACCTTATAATTCCGTCTGCAGCCGGATATATTCCAGCAATAACGCTGGATGGCGCAGACGACCACATTAGTTAATATCTTGTATGTGGTCACACAGTCTAAACTTTTTAGCTTCTTTACCAGATAGCCAAACGTCAGATGGTGGTAATAACTTTTCTTTAATAACTTTTTCAGATAAGCCAGTGCATAGTTTATAATGCTCTAGCATGCGTTGACCAGCATATTTCTGTTCTACTGTAGATGCAAACAATTCATGCTCCTTACCTTTACTTCCCCATGAATATTGGTGAGAAAGTATCGAGGTATTAGGTGTTATTACCCTGTTGCCCTTAGCTCCAGCCATAAAGATTAATAATCCAGCAGATGCAATAAGGCCTAATCCAATTGTATGTACAGGGATCTTAGATCCTCTTATTACATCAATTAATGCTAATGCAGAGTATACTGATCCACCGGGTGAATTAATAATTATTGTTAGATTTTTTAACTTGTTACCATGATGTGCATTGTGCATAAGTATGAATCTGATTGCTCTTTCACATATCTCATCATCAATCTTTTTCATGATAATAAATTTTCCACTTTCCTCTAAAACATAAGGTCCAGAAATTACTGTTTGTGTTTGTTCATAGGTCGAATCGTCGGTGTTACTTCCTGTTTGTAGCATACTATATTCCCTAAATAATTATATAATTCCCATATCTTTTGCTATAAACAAAGCTCCTGCTGAAACAACTAACAATAACACTATGCCTATTATTAATACTACGGTAAATATGTCATTATTTTCATTGGCTCTTTTAGCGTTAGCCTTCTTTCTTTTAACAGCTTTTATCTTAACGCCTCTATTATAATCATCTCTAAATTTACAAAAGTCGACATAACCTTGTAGCCTTTGCTTGTTAAGCATGAATTTTAATTGTTCTTCATTCTTCTTTAGCTGTTCCTGTGCTTGGAAAGCTTCCATTATATTGCCGGTGCCAGCTTTAACTTGTTTCTCTATTGCCTTCTCAGCACCAAAGTACTTACTAATTGCAGCACCTGCACTAGCAATGTCTTTACCGTTTGATATAGTCATTTTAATGACTTTTAGAGCCGCATTCGCGACAGCTAATTCTGCAAGCATGATTTATTTACCTCTTAATGGATAATAACAATCTCATGTAAAAATGAATTGTTTCTGCGTTATTATATTAGAAACAATTCATATATTCAAATACCTGTTAAGAAGGCTTTGTAGGTCTAACCATATCCATTGGGATAGCTATAGCTG